TTTCTATTATTGATGGTAAGCATCAGTCGCTCACTAAAAACGCTCTACCAGATCTCTTGCAGAAAGCTCTTGCTGTTACATTCGATTCGTCTGTAGGTCACGATTATATCGAGAATGTGGAAGAGCGTTATGAATTCTATCACGAGCAAGAAGAAAGAATACCTTTCGATCTGGAGTACTTTAACCGAATCACAAAAGGTGGTATTCCTAATAAAACTCTCAATATTGCACTCGCGGGAACTGGAGTAGGTAAGTCTCTTTTTATGTGCCATATGGCCGGTAATATTCTCAATCAAGGACGAAATGTCCTATATATTACTATGGAGATGGCAGAAGAGCGTATAGCAGAACGTATTGACGCTAATCTATTGAATATACCTATTGACCAACTTGAGAATATATCTAAACCTATATTTAAAAGTAAGGTAGACGATATTGCTGCTAAGACAAACGGTAAGCTTATTATTAAAGAATATCCAACTGGCGCGGCTAACTCTAGTCATTTTAGAGCGCTACTTAATGAACTTAAACTTAAACGTAACTTTGTACCAGAGATTATCTTTATTGACTATCTTAATATCTGTGCATCAGCTCGTATGAAGGCAATGGGAGGGTCGATTAATTCATATACTTACATTAAAGCAATTGCTGAGGAGCTACGTGGTCTTGCGGTCGAGTTTAACGTACCGGTCTTCTCTGCAACGCAAACGACTCGTTCTGGTTATACTAGCTCGGATCCTGGGCTTGAAGATACGTCCGAGTCTTTTGGATTACCCGCTACAGCAGACTTAATGTTTGCTCTTATATCATCAGAAGAGTTAGAGCAACTAGGTCAGATTATGGTAAAGCAGCTTAAGAATAGATATAATGATCCTGGTAAACATAAACGATTTGTATTAGGAGTAGATAGATCTAAAATGAGATTGTTTGACGCTACTAATCCTGAAGAAGGGGTTGTAGATGATAGACCAGCCTTTGATAAATCTAATGTCGCAGAACGATTTAAAGATTTTAAGATGGAGTAAAGTATGGTTGCGCATCCAGACGATCATAGGAAGATATGGTTAGAAGTTTTAATAAAAAATAATAGTTTTACCAGGGGTGCTGAGTTAGGAGTACATGAAGGAGTTACTTATAGACACCTTATTAACACATGTCCTAATCTTACTCTATATGGGGTAGATATGTGGACTCATAAACCTATCTTTAACGAATGGTATAAATCTTTAAAAGAAGAGTTGAAAGATAATACAAAAGCAGTTATAATTAAAGAATCTACATTTACAGCTCATAGACATATTGATGACGCGTCGTTAGACTTTGTATTCATCGATGCTGATCATAGTTATAAGTCTGTGAAGAAAGATATTAATAACTGGCTACCTAAGGTTCGATCTGGAGGTTATATCTGCGGTCATGATATTAATCAAGAATGGGTACAACGAGCTGTTAACGAGACTGTTAACGAATATGAAACTGGACCAGACTTAATCTGGTTTAAACAAGTGTGAGGTAATATGAAAGGTATGACTAATAGTAAGAAGACTTCTATTGGCAAAAGAAATGTCAAGATGTCTTCGATGAATAAATCAAAGAAACGCAGCTATAAGAAGAATCGAGGCCAAGGTTAAATGCATGCAAAGCTCATTTCCTATAGTCAACCCAGTTTTCGAATCCACGCTGGCGAACTTGCACCAACGGGGCTTGATAATATCCAAGACCTTATCGCCTACGCAGCGCGTGTCTCCAATCCAGCAAACCAAGCTAACCGAGAAACAACTCCAAAGCTACTTGACTATCTCATCAAACATAAACACTGGTCACCATTCGAAATGGCAAGCGCCTGTATCGAAATCGAGACAACAAGAGATATTGCAAGACAGCTCATTCGTCACAGATCATTCTCCTTCCAAGAGTTTTCTCAGCGGTATGCTGACATACGCGATCTTAACGATGATTTTGTAATCCGTGAAGCTCGTCTTCAGGATCCTAAGAATCGTCAGAATAGCGTTGTAAATGAAGATGCTGCTTTAGAAGATGAGTG